ATCTGCAGGCTCAGTATGTGCTTGGCCAGCGCGCTACCGGCTGCGGCCATCGCGCGAGTGTTCGCGAGCCCGTCGCAGTAGCTGTGCGCCTCAATGGCTTTGCCGTACTCGCCCCATTCGGCGTCTTGAATCTCGCCGGTGTCCCTGGGTGAAACGATCAGGGCGTATTCGTCGCCCTGGATCTGGAAGCGACCGACATAGAACCCACCTTCAAACGGCTCGCCGGATTTTTTCCGGGTGAGCTGATACCCCTCCACAAGCTGCGCTGCAGCACCACCCCCAGAGCGGAGCGGTTTGCTCGGTTCTGCTGCGTGGCGCACGCCTTGGGTGGGGGGATTGGCGGTTTCGCGGGTGCTGGAAGTGGGATTAATAATGCCTGCCCCTGCGGGGCAGTGACTCTTTATACCGCTGCCGTTGGTTTTGTGAGGGCGACCGTCCGGCGCGGCGCTGGCCTCATGTACCGGGCGATGGTCGCCGCCGCGCAGCAGCGCGGCAGGAGCGGCGGTGTAAGTGGCAGCGGCTGCTGTGCTGGTAGTCATGCGCAGTCTCTCCCTTCCGAAAGGTAAGCCGGTGATGCTGGCTGGCGGGGCTGCTGTGTTTGCAGTGCCAAGCGGCGGTTGTGGGCGGTCAGTTCGCTGAACAGCTGCATCTGGTACTGGTGAAACGCTTCCTCGCTGCTCCAGGCGCGTAGGCGCTGGGCAAGCGGTTGGGTGCCAGACAGGCACGGCCAGGGTGTTCCGTCGCTCGGCATCAGGTCGCGCTTCTCGGTGGCCAGGGCGATCATGTCGGCGTCGTGAATGCACGCCGGCAGTTCCGGGTCGAGCCGGAAGCGGGCGCAGATTGCGTGCCAGATGTGCTGCTCGATCTGGCGGGCGTCTGGCAGCAGTGCCTTGAAGGGGCGTGTGATGTCGCCAATGTATGCTTCGGTGGCATCGTGCAGCAGGGCGGTCAGACGGTGCTCGGCGGGCACTAGCTCTGCCACCATGCAACTGTGTTGCGCCACGCTGTAAAAGCGGTGGGTGTGGCCGTTGAAGCGGCACAGGTGCGCCAGTGCGTGTGCAATATCCAGCGGGCTCACGTTCTCCGCGCTCGGTTGCATCAGGTTAAAGTGCTTGCCGGTGTGGGTGAGTATCCAGCTCATGCCGCACCTCCCTGCATCACCTGCGCTGCATTCTCTGGGCTGGTGCTGCTCGGGCTCTGCGGTGCTGGCTCAACCCAGCCCAGGCGCGTGGCCATGTTGCGGCACTCGTCGCGCAGCTCGCGGGCGGTTTCGGCTTGTGGTGCGTTGAAGGCGTCAAAGGTGCGGGCGGCCAGATCCAGCGTGGTGGCCGCCTGCAGCAGGGCGCTGCGGTCGAACACCTGCAGCACTTTCACTTCGCGCAGCCGGGCGCTTAGCTCCGCGATGGTCTGCTGCTGGCGGGCTGCGATGTGCTGTTGCTCGCTGGCCAGGCGTTCGTGCCGGCTTACCTTGCCGTTCAGTAGGTCCCGTTGAATCTCGTGCTGCACGTCGCGTTCGCGGCGGCCAATGCGCAGGCCGTAGAAGTACAGCGCGATGGGTGCGCAGATCAGAATGCACAGGCCAACAAGGGTGGTGGGTTGCATATCCATGGTGGTTGCTCCGTGGTTTATGGGGCCGGTGGTGGCGGCCGGGTCGTCAGGGTTGTTCTGGTGGTGCCAGTGCCTTGGCCAGCGTGTTGTCCGCTCGGGCCGCGCGCTGGTCGATGTAGGCGGCCAGGTGGTGGATCTCAATGTATTGGCGGGCCTCGCGGCTTTCTTCCAGGGTGGTGACTGGAAGGGGCAGGCGCGGGGTGCCGAGTACGCGTTTAAAGCGGTCTTCATTGACGTTGCGAAACAGGCGCTCGCGCAGCTCCTCGCGGGGCACCAGCACGGTGCCAAACATGCGAAAGAGCATGTCCAGCGTGCTTGGCCGGGGCGGCGTGTGCAGGCGCAGAACCTGTTGGGCTGTGTCCTCGGTCACTGTGGCTCCTTGTTTCTCTGTGGATGATTCCAGGCAATGGTCAGGTGCGTGCGCACCAGCGCTTGCCAATGTAGTGGGACGAGCTCCATCGCAGCGCGGCGCTCGGCCAGTGTGGGCAGCTGCACAATGGCGGCTGCCCAGGCGCGGGGTGTGAGCGGTTGCACGGCGTGGCCGTTGATGCGCAGGTGCTGAGCGTCACGCGACATCTGCCCGGTCCGGTGGTGGCGGTGCGGGCGGTTGCATGTCGAGCTGGAAGGCCAGCCAGCGCAGCGCGTCCCGGCGAATGCGGGTAGAGCTGCTGTACTGCATGCCAAGTGACGGGTGCGGCCAGCTGCTCTCGCGCACAAACAGATAGGCACGGTGCTGCTGAGGTTGGGCGGGCAGGTTGCGGTCGTTCAGCAACCGCTTGGCGCGCATGCGCTTGATCAGCTCTGGACGCGTGATGCCCAGCGCCTGAGCAGCGCTTTGCAATGTATATGCGTACATGGGCCACCTCTCAGGCTACCTGTGCGGTGCTGCGGCAGGCGCAGAGAAAGCGCTGCAGCAGCTCGTGCAGTTGCTGATAGGCCGCCTCGGGGTCAGCCGGCAGGGCCATGCATAGACGAGTGTCGTGCACTTGAATACAGGTGCGCTCTGGTGAGCTGATCACCTCCACGTCCAGATCGTCGTCTGTCGTGAACTGCTGGGTGCCTTGCCGCAACACCACCGCCCGGCGCAGGGTGCTTTCTACGTCGCTTACCGGATCCCATTCGTCCAGCTGGGTAGCTTCTGTGTGCACGCCGTTGGCCGCGCCCTGGATAAACCGCGCAGCCCGTTCTGGGCAGGCCGGGCGCTTGAGGGTGATGCAGCTCTGGCCCTGACTGCCGCTCACAGTCAGCTCAACCGCATGGCTGCATTGCAGGACCAGCAGTTGCACCGTGGTGCTAACGCCTATGCTGTTGCGCAGGGTGTGTTCAAAGGTGCCGTTGAGTGCCAGTTGTGCTGGCAGACGGGCGTGGCTGGCGGGGTTGAGTGTGAGCATGCTCATGCTGCGTTGCCTCCCCGTGGTGAGGGGGAGGGTGCACGGCTGACCAGGCGCGGCCGGCTGACAACATACCGGGCGCCCGCGTCGCGTGCGGCTCTGCGCAGCTCAAAGATGCGGTCTGCGCTGCAGGATGGCAGCGCGTGGAGTGTGGTGGTCTTCATCGCTTACCTCGGCTCTGTGGTGGAGAGATGAGGCAAATATGAACCATAAGTTCAGATATGTAAAGAACCTGAAGTTCATATTTGGCGATGTATACTTAGCGGGAATTAGAGGCAAAGGCCAGTGTCGTCACCGCAGCACGGAACCAAAATCAAGAAGGCCGTCGAGCCGAGAGAAGCTGGCAGCCGTATCTCAATCGTTGGCGAGCAGCACTGACAGGAAAGAATTTCTCCTAATTCTCCGGAGCTCGGCATTTCTTGTTTTTATACATCGTTTGATGTTGTAAAATCGGAAACCCGACCCCGACAAGAGTCCTGCCAATGTCTATGTACGCGTTTCGAAAATATGAAGAGATGCCTCCTGAAGAGGCTGTATTCTCGCTGCTAGGAGTTACATCAGATGATCTCCAAGCAACGGCCTTGCAGTGCTTTCGCATGGCTGCATCGGCTGGGCCGCTGCAGCCAAAAGGTGCAAAAGGGACTTTGGCGTGGATCTATGGGACGGAGCATATTCGGAGTCAGCTGATCCCCAAAGGATGGCGCCCGGAGGATGTGAACAACCAGCCGAGGGTGGTGTCTCCTGACGGTAGGCATGCAATCACGGTGATCTGCGGTGACCCAAACACAGGGAACCCGCACCGTGAGCCATTGACTCGTAACAAACGTGGTACCCAAACTTCCCGGAGCGTCCACTACAACGCGGCTCAGACGGACATGTTCCCTGTTGAGCAGCGTCAGCGTCAGGCTTTCACTCCTGACGACATGCAAGAGAAGACACTTTGGATCCTCTTGTTTCATGTTGATATTGAGAACCGGGTAGTTTTTTTCGAGCTGTCTCGCCCGATTAACATGGGTGACAATGGAAAGGTTGACGGATGGATGCCACGCTTTATCATGTCGCCGCTTTATTTGGATCGCTTGGGCGATGATCCCTTTGAGTCAGGCCCTGACTTGGATGTACCCGTGATACCGAGGTGATGAATACTATGAGCGGCTTCAATCCTCTGCGGTTGCTGCTTGCACGACAGCGCAGAGGCTGGACCAAGAAAACGCTTGCTGACAGCACTGGGCTGAGTAGCCGAACAATCTCTCTTTATGAAAATGGCGACCTAGAGCCGCCATCTGAAAGCTTAAAGTCCATCGCTGACGCTTTAGCGTTTCCGATGGGCTTTTTCTTGGGAGAGGATGTCGAGCCGCCGACTGGTGACAATGCGAGCTTTCGCTCGTTTTCCAGAATGACGGCCTCCCAGCGAGATGCAGCCCTGGCAGCTGGTGGTATAGCATACATGCTGAGTGACTGGGTTGATCGCAGATTCCAGCTTCCCGCTGTGGCTGTGCCGGACTGTTCGGGTATGGACCCGGAAACTGCAGCAGAAGCGGTTCGAGCAGAATGGGCGCTGGGAAGCCAGCCCATCAAAAACATGGTTCATCTCCTCGAGTTGAAAGGGGTTAGGGTCTTTTCTCTGGCTGAAGAGACTAGCCAGGTAAATGCCTTTTCTTGCTGGCGTCGAGGGACGACCCCCTTTGTGTTCCTGAACACTCAGAAGTCGGCAGAGGCTAGTAGATTCGATGCAGCACATGAGCTAGGGCATCTCGTGTTGCACAGGCACGGTAGCAATAAAGGTAAGGAAGTTGAGAGCGAGGCAAATGCTTTTGCATCTGCTTTTCTCATGCCTCGTCAGAGCATTCTTGCCAATGCTTGGGGGTGCAGAACGACCGCTGACATTATCAAGGCTAAGAAGTCTTGGAGTGTGTCGGCTATGGCTTTTGCTTTCCGTCTCCACCGAACCGGCATTCTGACGGAGTGGCTTTATAGAAGCATCTGCATTGAGCTGTCCACGATGGGGGCTAGGACATGTGAGCCGAACCCCGGGCCAAGAGAGTCTTCCCAGGTGCTACAGAAAGTGCTGGGCTTGGCGCGAGAGCAGGGGACCTCATTACACGCGATCGCGTCTGAGCTAACACTGGGAGTGGATGACTTGACTCCCATCTTGTTTGGAATGGCAGCAGCAGTGCCAGTCACTGCGTCTAGTGGTACTGCTGCTGTGCCGGTTAAATCATCAGTCTCGCCACGCCCAAAACTGAGCTTAGTGAGTAGCAAATAACAACATCTCGTGAGTGAACACCCAGTCTGCCTGACTGGGTTGTCTTTTACTCGTAAGATTTGGCAGTCGCGCACAACTCGGCGGTGAAACGGAAAATGTCATCAATTCCATCAATAGGGTGGCGTGTCTCGTTTTTTTCATTGTCGAAGAGACCAATGTACTTTTGTGACCTATTGAAGTGGAGCCGGCAAATAGGTTTCCGATTATTGTCGTCTAGCAATACGCCAAAGTAGCTTTTAGTATCCCGGGCTGCGATTCGCTTAACGTCGACCACTGAGCGTACAATCGCTTTTACGACGTTGTAGCCTTCTAGCTCTTCAACGGTAGTGAAGATTCCATCATCATCTTGCTCTGTGGACGCCGGAGTTTCGTTAGACGTTTGAATGGTGGTATCGATATCTCGTTTTGAATTGCTGAGAGCAGACTTTAGGCGGTCATTTACTTTGTCATTTAAGAATTGCTTAACCGCCTTGTTTGTTAGGCCTGTGAATTGATCACGTACCTTTTGAGTTATCGGCCCCTCATAAACCCTGCTGGCGAAGAATTTTATGAACTCTTCAGAGGGTTCGCTGAGCTCTTTAGCAATGACACGCTTAATCTGGCTTACGTACTTGAGCTCCCCGGCGGCGCTGATGATGGACTCGAGATCAAACGCTGGCTTGGTGAGTTTTATCAGCTCAGGAATGACATGATCGTCCACGTCTAAAAGGTCAAGAACCAGGAAAGGCTTCTCGTCCATTTTGTTTGGGGCGTCTAGGTCTGTATAGAACTTATATACTTGGCCATTTGTAAGGATTGCTATTCTGGCGTTGGTTACAGAGAAGTAGCGGAAAAGTTGGCCAGAGTGCTTAAGATTTAGCTCGTCTCCTAACTTCTTACATTCAATTAGTATTTGTACTTCGCCAGACTTAAGGATCGCATAGTCAACTTTTTCCCCTTTTTTCGTCGCCACGTCTGCAGTGAGCTCGGGGGTTACTTCTAAGGGATTGAAAACATCATACCCTAGAACATTGTTGATGAAAGGCATGACAAACGCAGTTTTTGTCGCCTCTTCTGTTTGGATCGCTGATTTTTGTTTCTCGAGTTTTGCGGCAATCTCAGACAGCTTTTCAATAATTTCCATTTCTGCCCCTCCGTGGCCTTGGTCAAGGCCATTACATTTACCGTAAGTGGCGACCAAATCTTATTTTTGGTCTGGTTTAAAGCTTCTTCGCATTCCAAACAAGTAGGACTCTACCGTGGATTCTCACATCTTTGATGTCGACGGTTTGGTCTTTATGCTTTTCGTTGTCGCTGATCATGTCGAACTGAGTAGGGGAGTGTTTCTGTAGGCGCTTTATGTACAGAAGGTTGTCCCACGTAAAAACGTAAACCCCATCACCCACAAAGGCGTCAACTCCACGGTCGATGATGACCGGATCTCCGTCGTTGATGGTGCCTTCCATGCTTTGGCCCCACCCAGTGATCACTGCAAGATTCTCAACCTTGCTGAACGAGATGCCCCGGCCAATCAGGTGGGACTCATGCAGGGTTAGGTGGCGGACGGTCTCGATGTAGTCGGCGGGGACTTGTCCGTGGCCCATAGCGCCACGGATGTTGTATTGGGGGATTGAGATCTCGCCATCCTTAAGACGGCTGCGACCTGCAAAATCAGCGGTTATCACGTTGTTGTCCTTAACATCTTTGCTGCTCGGCGAGCCTTCGCCGTACTGAAGCCATTCGACGCGCACACCCAGATGGTGTGCAAGGGTAAGCATGTTAGCGCGGCCCGGCATCGTCTCGCCGTTCAGCCATTTGCTGGCTGCCTTGTCGGAAACGCCCGCTACATCGCGCAAGTAGACGCCAGCCCCCCAAGAATCCTGCCCCACATTTTTTAGGGCGGCTTTCAGGCGTTGGGCAAAGGCTTGTCTTAGTTCGTCATTTTGTACCATGGGTTCACTATTGCACGTGCTTGACTGTACTTTCAGTACCGAGTTAATCTGTACCTAAAGTTCAGAAAGGTTTGCTTATGAGCGCTCTGAAAGAGGTTGTTGCAAAGGTTGGCGGCGCAACTGCAGCTGCAGGTATCTGCGGGGTGAGTGCCCGCGCGGTCTACAAGTGGCTGGCTGCCGATGCTCTGCCCAGGACTGATTACACCGGAGAGACAACGTACGCTGCAGCGTTGGCGAAGGCTGCAGGCGAGCCTTTCAGTGCAGAGGAAATACTTACGCGGGTCGCAAGAAGAAAGGCCGCAGCGTAAGGCGCTTGGTTTCATATTTCACATCTGCTCTCTATGGCAGTGATGAAAGCCAGCCCCGTAACGGGCTGGATTCGGTCGCGGTACAGTCGGGAGGCTGGGCCAAGACCAAATTCTCCCGGCGTGAGCCGGGCCGACATCTCCACCACAGATGATCGGTTGATGTAGCTGTAGTGACTGCCGGGCATGCCCGGCTATCACCGCCCTGATTGGATCAGGACTTGCCGGTATCTCCACCACAGATTTACCGGCCGTTGGTTGCCCGCCGTCTCCACCACAGATAGGCGGGCGGGTTGGCACGGGCACCACGGAGCGGTGGCCCATGCCTTTTTCTGGCCGGCGTTTCCACCACAGAGCAGCCGGTCAGGGGTTTGTGATCACTGGGACAGTGCTCACGGCGCAACTGTAGCAAAACAGGTGTGCTGTGGCACTGGCAGACTTTGGAGAGAACTGCCATGAGTCGAGCAGCCATGAGTTGCGTCGAGCGGGCCAAGCGGGAGTTGTTGCCGCTAGAGCTTGCCTGTTATCACGCGTTGCGTGAAATGCCCGGCGGTACTGCCGGTTTTGCTGCCCAATATGGGCGTAACCCTTCCACCATGCAGCACAAGCTGAGCCCCACTCAGCGCACCCATAACCTCACGCCTGTTGAGGTTGAAGAAATCACCGCCTACACACGCGACCCGCGCATTGTGGATTCCATGATCGCGGCCTTTGGCAATGCCTGCTGGGTAGACCTGCAGCCGTTGCTTGAGCGGCAGCAGCGTGAGCACCGGGGCGAGGTAGAGGCTCTGGCAGAGGTGCTGACGAGCGCGGGCGAAGCCTTGCGCAAGCAGAGCGGCCTGCTAGAGCGCTTGGGGCACCACCTGTCAGATGGGGTGCTGGACCACAGCGAGGCGGCCGAGTGTAAGCAGCTGATTCAGCGCGTTTACGGCGCGCTGTTGTTGCTTGAGCGCACGCTAGACCACCACGTAGAGGGAGGGCCAGCCCATGGCTGATAACGCGGACATTGCCACCGACAACGTGCAGCGCTACCTGGACCGTACGTTGGCCGACCGTTCGGCCAACGCGTTGCGCACGGTCGCGCCTGAGTGTGAAGACTGCGGCGACCCGATTGCACCAGAACGCCTGGCCGCCCTGAGCCGCTGCGGATGTGTTCGCTGCGTTGATTGCCAAGCGCTGTTTGAGCACAAGCAAAAGGGGGGACGCCATGGCTGAGGCACATGAGCTGTTGGAAGACGTGCTGGCACAACTGCGCGATGCGGGGCTGGACCCGGACACGCCGCTTGAAATCGGTGAGCGTACTCGCTGCAAGGCGAAGGGCGACCAGGGCAAAGCGCGCACCGGGTTTTATGTGATTTATGAGCACCACAACGATGGACGCATGTTTTACGCGGGGGCGTTCGGCTCCTGGCGTGAGGGCGGTAAGGGTGACTTTCACAAGTTAAAGCCCGTTGGCGGCCGCATGAGCGAGGAAGACCGCAAGGTCATCAAGGCGCGGATTGATGCCACCAAAAAGCGTGAGGCGGCCAAGCAAGCAGCGCGGCATGCAAGGGCAGGGCGGCGCGCTGCGGCCATGTGGAAGACGTTGCCAGAGCGCGGCCGCTCTGCGTATCTGGAGCGCAAACAGGTCACCGCGCTGGGCGTGCGGTTTGGTCGCAAACCGGGCACGGCATTAGTGCCGATGCTGAACGTACGCGACCAGGTGGTGGGGCTGCAGATTCTGTTTGATCAGCCGGATGAAGACGGCCTGAGCAAACGCTATTGGCCGCCCGGCCTGCAGAAAGAGGGCGCGTTCTGCCTGATTGGGCCGCATCCGGAGCCGGGCGAAGCGGTGCTGTTGTGTGAGGGCTACGCCACCGGCGCAAGCCTGCATTTGGCCACCGGTATGTGCGTGGCAATCGCCTTTGATGCCGGCAACCTGATGCCGGTGGCCGAGGCAATGCGTGAGCGCTACCCCGGCCGCCAGTTTGTGTTTTGCGCAGATGACGACTGGAAGACCACCAACGCTAAAGGCGAGCCCTGGAATCCGGGGCAGGAAAAGGCCGAGAACGCCGCCAGGGTGGTGGGTGGCCGGGTAGTCATGCCGCTGTTTGAGGGCGAGCGGGAAGACAAGTGGACCGACTTTAACGACTTGCATGTGGCCGAGGGCATTGAGGCGGTGCGCCGGCAGGTGATGGCGGCGGTGCGGCCCCGTGCCAAAGGCGGTTGGCAAGAGCATTTGCACCGCAGCAATACCGGGGCACTGGTTGCACATGTGGTGAACGTGGCGCTCATTCTCGCGAATGATGAGCGCTGGACCGGGGTGATTGCCGAGGATATTTTCAGCTCCAAGACGGTGAAACGCCGGGCCACGCCCTATGGCGGTAAAGCCGGGGAGTGGAGCGACTTGGACGATACGCGCTCGGCGATCTGGCTGGCCGAGCAATACGGTTTGCGGGTGAAGGCGCTGACGGTGCTAGAGGCGGTGGCTGTGGTTGCCCATGAGAACCAGTGGCACCCAGTGCGCGAGTACCTGACGAGCCTGCGCTGGGATGGTGTGCCGCGTTTGCGCAGCTGGTTGCGCACGTACCTGGGTGGCCACGCCCTGGCGGACCGCGAGGACTACCCAGACATTATGGGTATGCGCTATCTGGTGTCTGCTGTTGCGCGGGTGATGAAGCCGGGCGCCAAGGCCGATTGTGTGATCATCCTTGAGGGCTTGCAGGGGCGGGGTAAGTCGACGGCGCTGTCGATCCTTGGTGGCGAGTGGTTTATGGATACGCCGTTTCCGCTTGGGGACAAAGAGGCGTTTCAGCAGATCCGCGGCAAGTGGCTGATCGAGCTGGGCGAGCTGGATGCGTTCAACAAGGTTGAGAGCACCAAGGCGAAGCAGTTCTTTGGCGCGACTACGGATACCTTCAGGGCCAGTTATGCCCGGCGTACGGTGGACGTGCCGAGACAATGCGTGTTTGCCGGCACCACCAACCAAGACGAATACCTGCGGGATCCAACGGGTAACCGCCGCTATTGGCCGGTGGACTGTACCAAGGTGGATCTGACCGGCTTGGCCGAGGTGCGCGACCAGCTGTGGGCAGAGGCCTATGAGCTGTATCTGGCTGGCGAGCCTTGGTGGCCGCAGACCGACGAGATGGATATGTTCACGGCGGAGCAGGATCTGCGCTTTCAGGGCGATGCCTGGGAGCCGCGCATTGTGAGGTGGCTGGAAGACAACCCCTGTGAGTCGGTCACCAGCGATGTGCTGCTGGAGAAGGCGCTGAACATGGACCCCGGCCACTGGGGCAGGCCAGAGCAAACACGCATTGGCCAGGTGATGCACCGGCTGCGCTGGCGACGGCGGCGGCTGGCACCACAGGGGCGCTATGGCATTCGGCCTTATGCCTACTTGCGACCAGACGACTGGAAAGCATGGGCGCACCAGGACTCGACACCGAGGGAGCCGGTGTTATGATCCGCGCTATCGATGATCTGTTGCGCCTCTGGGCTGCAGAGTTGCACCCGCCTGACGGTGTGTGGCTTGAGTCTGGAGGCCAATGCGGTAGCCCGCTGGGGGCGTTGATCGACGCCAAGGGGGTGATGATCCGCAGTACGCGGGGCAGCCGCGTGTTGCTGGACGAGTCGGCTGATATTGAGCTGATTGTGAACAAGCATCTGCCGTTCAAGGAAAAGCAGGTAGTGATTGAGCACTACACCAACTATGAGAGTTTCGAGTATCAGCGCCTGGAGGCGTGTGGCTGTAAGCGAACGCAGTTCTATGAGCGACTGCATCGAGCACACGTGCTAATAGCTGAGCACTTGACCAACCGGAAGCGCGCCGCATGAGGCGCGCTTTTTTGTTTGTGTCCCACCTCCCCACCTGCGTTTTCAGGTCGGGCAGCGTGGAGGCCGCGTATTCTCTGGCTGTGTCCAACACCCTACCGTTTACCCCTGTCCCCCGTACGTGCGGGTACATGTGTGCGCCTACGCGCGCACGCGTGCATGCGCGCACATATCTATTATTCCCTTACAGGTTAGGAAGTGGGACACAATCAGTAAGGATGTGGGGTTGAGCGGTGTCTCACGTCTGATTTTGGTGGGGTAGGTGGGTCAGGCGCCGCAGGCGCCAAAGCCAGATTGGGAATACTCGCGGCGCACTCGCGGTACATTGGCGGCACACTGCGGGCGCACTGGTGGCATGGCAGTAAACCTGCCTTGCTGCCACCGGAATCAGGGGGTATAAATCCCGTAACTTCAAAGAAGTCTGCAAACACAACCCGGCCAACGCGCCGGGTTTTTTGTTTCTGGCGCATCCCGAATCGCCGGCTATGATTTGTAATTGCCATAACATGGAAAGGAGAAATCAGATGCTCAAGGGAATGGGGTTGGCTGTTTTGGCGTTTTTGTTGGTTGGATGTGGGGTTCTCGGCTCGTCTCAGGAGTCCTTGCCCGTTGAGGGGCTGGCGGTTACTGAGGCTCAGCTGGATGGACCGGCCACGCCAGAGCTGGAGGCGCACATACTCGCGCAGCTTGAAGCCTGTAACACGTTCTTCGGGGTTGAGGGAGCCGAGGCGAAGCGCAAAGCCGAAAAGGCGTTTTTCTGGACGGTGGTCGGCGTTGTGTCTGGTTCAGTGATTACTCCAGCGCTTACCACTGCCAACGCAGCGGCGAACGCACCCTGGATATCGATGTTCGGGAGTATCAGCGGCGCGTCTGTGGCGGCAGTGAATCATGCTGATAACTTTGGCATTGGTACACGCTCCACGCTGCAGGGGATCATTGCCGTTGGCGGATATATTCGGGAGCCGCTGGCGGTGGCGTTGGATGTTTCCAAGACCTACCGTGAGCGATCCGCTGCGGCGGCTAAGGTGCACATGGCATGCTCAATGCCGTTTGTTGTTCCTGGCTACTTGCAGCCCCTGCCTGCGACGCAGCCTGCAGCGGCTGATGGTGCTGGTGGCGCCTAAGTTTTTGTTTCTTGAGACCCGGCCTAGCGCCGGGTTTTTTGTTTCTGGTGCCCGGCGGTTGCTGATTCTGCCAAGGACGCGGTGCCACCCAATCATGGCAGCCCAGTGGGGGCTTTTACCCAGCCAAGCGGCTGGGTTTTTTTATTCAACGCGCGGAGGCCGCATGTCTGACCCAAGCAACCCTGCACCCATCGGCAAGGCAATTGCCGAGATCCCGTTGTGGATGGCGATTCTGCTGGCCCTGGCATCAGGGCTCAGCGGTGAGATGCTGCGAGCCTCCGCGCTGATCAACCTGAGCTGGCGGCAGATTGCTGCACGCATCGGCATGCGCTTCGGTGCAGCCGGGCTGGTTGGCATTGCGGTGTTCATGGCGGCCTTCGCCTTGGCTGTTCACCCGTACTTGAGTGCGGCGCTGTGTATTTTCTCGGCCATGCTGGGCGGCGATGTAGCCAGCAGCTTGTTTGAGCGCTGGGCCGCTAAGCGGGCTGGGGTGTGTGAGGTGCCGCCACATGGGCGCGCCAGCCAAGACGAATAAGATCACCAGCAGTGCGGCCAAGGGCTACGACTACCGCTGGCAGAAGGCGCGGTTGGTCTGGTTGGCCGAGCATCCGTTGTGCGCGGAGTGTAAGCGGCATGGTCGAGTGACGCCGGCCACGGTGGTGGACCACAAGGTACCGCACCGGCTGGGTCAGGCGTTGGCGAGTGGTTGCAAGCTGGCGATTGCTGCAGCCCGCAAGTTGTTCTGGGATCGGAAGAACTGGCAGTCGCTCTGCAAGCAATGCCACGACAGCTACAAGCAGCGGGTGGAGAAGTCTGGCGAGCCTGGGTGCTCGGACGATGGAATCCCGCGCAACGCTAGCCACCATTGGAATCAGTGAATTGGCCGGGGTGGGGGGTACCTAAAAGTCCCCAACCAACAGACTCTCGAACGACGGGGGGAACCTCGTTTGCAAGAGCGGGAAAAATGGGGGTGGCCCCCTTTGCTGAGGGATGCGGCCCTGTGTGAAATCTGAGGTGAATTATGGCTGGAAATGCAAACTCCGGCCGGCATGCAAAACCCGCTGTGGTGCATCTGCTGACAGGCAACCGGTCAAAAAAATCGGCGCGTGACCTTCAGGACGAGATGCAAGGCAGCCCGCTGCCGGTCGAGATGCCGGCTGCGCCTGATTGGTTGGACGAAGACGCCCGCGTCGAGTGGGAGCGCGTCGGCCCTGATCTGGTGCTGCTGGGTTTGATTACACGACTAGACCGGCAGGCACTCGCCCAGTACTGCGAAGCGGTTAGTGACTATCGACGCTGGACGCTGAAGATTCAGCGCCTGAACGATGAGCTGGAAGGGCGCGGCGACGTGATGACCTACCGCACTGGTGCTAAGGATCTCTCGATCTGGCGCAAGCTGCGCAACGATGCCGAGCGGCGCGCTGACGCTGCCGGCGCAAAATTTGGATTCAGCCCGCTTGCGCGGCGCAACCTGCGAGCGCAGCTGCAGGCTCCGCAAGGTGAACTGTTCCCCAATGAGCAAAAAGAGATCGCGGAAAAGTACTTCTGACCGCGCCACCACCTATGCAAAACAGGTGGTGGCCGGAAAGATCGCTGCTGGCCCGCACGTGCGTGACGCCTGCAAGCGCCACCTGCACGACCTGGCCACCGCCAAAGAGCGCGGGCTGGAATGGAGCTTGGAGTTGGCCCAACGGGCAATCGGTTACTTTGAGGATGTGCTGCGGCTCAACGGTGGCCAGTTTGAGGGCAAGCCATTTGTGGTGTTGCCTTGGCAAGCCTTCATCATTGGCTCGCTGTTTGGCTGGTTGGGCGCGGATGGTTATCGCCGTTTTCGTACCTGCTACACCGAAACGGCCAAGGGTTCCGGCAAGTCACCGCTGGCCGGCGGCGTCGGGTTGTATGGCTTGACCAGCGATGGTGAGCCGCGGGCAGAAATCTACGCTGCCGCAACCAAGAAAGATCAGGCGCAGATCCTGTTTCGAGATGCGGTGGCGATGGTTGACCAGTCGCCGCTGCTGGCTGAGCGGTTGGAGAAATCCGGAGCGCCTGGGCGTGAGTTCAATCTGGCCCACCTGCAATCAGGTAGTTTCTTTCGCACTGTTTCCGCTGACGATGGCCAGTCTGGCCCGCGGCCTCACATGGCGCTGCTGGACGAGATCCACGAGCACAAGACTGGCACCGTAGTGAACATGATGCGCGCTGGCACCAAGAGCCGGACGCAAGCGCTGATCTTCATGATCACCAACAGCGGTACCAACAAGCAGAGCATCTGCTGGGAGTATCACGAGTACGGCGCCAAGGTCTGCGCTGCTGGTGCTGCAGGTGCCATGCCGGGTGAGCCGTATTACGACGACAGCTTCTTTGCGTTCGTGTGCTCGCTGGATGAAGGCGACGACCCGTTCCAGGATGAGCGCTGCTGGGCTAAGGCAAACCCCAGCCTGGAACATGGTATTCCCGGTATGAAGTACCTGCGCGAGCAGGTGACAGAGGCCCGTGGTATGCCAAGCAAAGAAGCCACTGTGCGTCGGCTTAACTTCTGTCAGTGGGTTGAATCAGCCAGCCCGTGGATCAGCGCGGACGTTTGGCTGGGAGCGCGAGACGCCTACACCGCAGAGCGCCTGCGCGGGCGGCGATGCTATGCGGGGCTGGACCTCTCAAGTACTCAGGATCTGACCTCGCTGGTGCTGCTGTTTGAGCCTGACGATAGCGATGAGCATTGGCGCCTGCTGTCGTACTTCTGGTTGCCGGCGGAAGGCTTGGCTGACAAGGCCGAGCGAGACCGGGTGCCTTACACCACCTGGCATGACAAGGGGTGGCTTGAAACCACACCTGGCCGGGCCATCAGCAAGATGTTTGTGCTCCACCGGTTGGTGGAAGTGGCTGACCAGTTTGACCTGCAGGGCTAGGCGTATGACCGCTGGCGAATCGAAGACCTCAAGCAAATGATTGAGGATGAAGGTTTAAGTCTGCCGCCGCTGTCGCCGTTTGGGCAGGGCTTCAAGGATATGGGGCCAGCTTTGGACGAGTTTGAGCGGCTGTTGATTAACGGTCAGCTCAAACACAACGGCAACCCGGTGATGACCTGGTGCGCTGCGAACGCGATCACCGCACAAGATCCGGCGGGTAACCGCAAGGTCGCCAAAGACAAAGCCACCGGCCGGGTGGACGGCATCGTTGCCGCCATCATGGCTACGGGCAAAAGCATAGCGCCGCCCCCGGAGGCTGAACCGGAGGTTGGCATCATCCTGTTGTGAGGCCTCCATGTTCGGAAGAAAACGCCGTGAGCAGCAAGCGCTGGTCGAGCAGCTCAGCGCGCAGATTACCGATCTGCGGGACCAGATTAACAACAGCTCGGGCATGGTCAGCACCAATGATCGTGAGGCGATCATGGAACTGTTCAATGCGCAGCCCAGCTATGCCGGGCCAGTGGTGAACTCGCAGACGGCAATGAAGGCATCTGCGGTTTACGCCAGCGTGGCGCTGTTGGCCGGTGCCGTAGCATCGCTGCCAATACCGGTTTATCAGCGCACCGCCGATGGCCGAGATAGGGCAGAGCACCCCGTCTGGTATCTGCTCAACGAACAGTTCACGCCATCGTTCAGCGCGTTCGCAGCGTGGGAATACCTAATCAGCTGCAAGCTGCTGCGAGGCGACAGCTACGGCTGGTTGGTACGCAACCGGGTAGGCGAGGTCGAAGAGATCATTCCTCTGCCCTGGACCCAAACCATTGTCGAGCGCAAGAACGGGCGAAACACCTACTACTTCGAGCTGGATGGCGAGTACTACGGTGTCGAGCAGGAAGATATTTTGCACTTCCATAGCCTTGGCTTTGACGGTGTAAAAAGCCCATCAGTGATTGGCTTGGCCGGCCGCCAGAGCATCGGCGTGGCGCTGGCTGCAGAGGAGTACAGCGCACGCTTCTTCAGTAACGGAGCGCGCCCGGACTTTGCCATCAAACACCCCGGCAGTCCGGGGCCTGATCAAGTCAACCTTATGCGCGAGAAGTGGCTGGAACGCCACCAGGGCGGCAGTCGCAGCCACCTGCCGGCCATGCTCACCGGCGGGGCAGACATCAAAGAGCTGAGCATGTCAGCCGAGGACAGCCAGTTGCTGGAGACCCGCCGTTGGCAGGTGGTGGACATTGCCCGCCTGTTTGGTGTGCCAGCTCACATGATTGGTGAGCACGAGAAGTCCAGCAGCTGGGGCAGCGGTATCGAACAGCTGGGTATCGGCTTTGTGCGCTGGCAGCTGAACCGCCACCTCAAGCCCATTGAGCAGGAGCTGAATCGCAAGCTCTGGCCGCAGAGCGCGCGCTACTTCGTCGAGTTCAACCGGCAGGGGCTGCTGGCCGGCGACAGCAAGGCCGAGGCCGAGTATTTGGCAAAGGCGCTGGGTGGTCCTGGCACGCAGGGCTACATGACAGTGAATGAAGTGCGCCGCATCAAGAATCTGCCGCCCATGGAGGGTGGTGACAAACTCATTTGGGCAGGAGAAAAGGCCAATGAAGAACCGGCTGCTGAAACTGGTACAGGACAACCTGAAGGCGGAGAAGAAGTTTGATATCCGCGCAGAAGGTGACACGCCTGAAATTTTCCTCTACGACGCTATCGGCGACTGGTACGGCATCAGCGCTGAAGCCTTCGTAAAGGCGCTGGCCCAGTTCGACGGGCAGGACGTGCTGCTGCGCATCAACAGCCCTGGTGGCGATGTGTTTGAAGGCCGCGCCATGGCTACTGCCATTCAGCAGCACCGTGGCAAGGTGACGGCCCAGATCGACGGCTTGGCAGCCAGCGCCGCTACCTATGTGGCCACTGCCGCCGCCAGCACCCGCATCAGCCAAGGCGCGTTCTTCATGATCCATTACGCCTGGACGCTGGCCATCGGCAATGCAGATGAGCTGGAGACCACAGCAGGGCTGTTGCGCAAGGTGGACGGTAGCATCGTCAACGACTACCTGAACAAGACCGGTCAGGAAGAAGCGCAGATCCGCGAATGGATGAAGGCAGAGACCTGGTTTACCGCAGATGAGGCGGTGGAGTACGGCTTTGCCGACAGCTTGCTGGAGGGGCAGAGCACTGCTGCCAATCTCTGGAACCTGTCGGCCTATAACAACGCACCCGCAGCGTTGCTCGCCAGCCGCCAGCCAGAAGAACAGCCACAGTACGACAGGGCATTGGCAGAACGCCGCCTGGCTCTGCTGGAACGCATTGCAGCGTAGCGGGCTCCCGCGCGCAGCACCCACACCGCCACCTGGCGGTTTTTTTGTACCTGAAATCGGAGAAAGACCCTATGAGTATCCAAGCCAAGCGGGAGCAACGCCGTAAGCTGGCAGCGCAAACCCGAGCCCTGATGGACGCAACCCCCACTGACCAGTGGGGCGCTGAGCATCAGACCCAGTATGACGGCCTGGTGGCCGAGATCGAAAAGTTGGACGCTGACATTGAGCGTCAGCAAAAGGTGCTCGACATCGAAGCCCGCGACAAGCTGACCGCCCGCCAGCGTGGTGAGCGCGAGGGCATCAGCGAAGATGAAGCCACCCAGCGTGGTCTGGAAGATAAAGCCGTCTTCCGCTCGTGGCTGGCCGGCGGTGTTGAAGCGCTTAGCCCTGAGCAGCGTGAGTTGGTTGCCAAGCGCCGCGAGGACCTGCGTAACGCTATGAGCACTGGCGTGCCGGCAGAGGGTGGCTATCTGGTGCCTAATGAGTTCAGCGCAACGCTGCTGGAGGCCATGAAGGCCTATGGCGGTATGCGTGAGGTGGCGCAGGTGATTCGCACAGAATCGGGTGCTGCAATGGATTTTCCGACCACTGATGCCACCTCGGAAGAAGGTGAGATTGTCGGCGAGAACGTCGAGGTGGATTCCGAGGACGCGACCTTCGGCACCCTGCCGCATGTGGTTTACAAGTTCAGTTCCAAGGACATCGCGATCCCGTTCGAGCTGCTGCAGGACAGCGCCATTGATATCGAAGCGCATATCCGCGAGCGCCTGGTGCAGCGTCTTGGCCGCGTGACCAACCGCCTGTTCACCACCGGCACTGGTGTTGGCCAGCCGCACGGCATTGTTGCTGGTGCCGCTGCGGGCAAGATTGGCGCCGGTGGTCAGTTGAGCACCATCACCTGGGAAGATCTGATCGACCTGGAACACTCGGTTGATCCGGCCTACCGCAACGGCACCACGCCTGCCTGGATGTTCCACGACAACACTCTGCGCGAGCTGAAAAAGCTCAAAGACAACGACGGCCGCCCGATCTGGTTGCCCGGTGTATCCGCCAGCGAGCCGGACGTGCTGGCGGGATACCGCTACAGCATCAACCAGCACATGCCGGTGATGGCTGCTGGCAACAAGTCGGTGCTCTTTGGCGACTTCAGCCGCTACATCATCCGCGATGTGATGCAGCTTGCGCTGTTCCGCATGACGGATTCCGCCTTTACCCGTAAGGGGCAGGTCGGCTTCCTGGCCTTCATGCGCAGCGGTGGCCGCTTGATGGATGTAGGCGGCGCGATCAAGGCGTACCAGAACGCCGCAGCCTGATCCTCTGCGATCAACTGATGCAAGGCCGCCGAGTGGTGGCCTTGCAGTTCGCTAACCCTGAACAGGAGCCAGATCATGGCGAGCAAAAAAGTAAAAGGCGTGGTGCTGTTGGATGAACCGGCGCATCTACTGCGTTGTGGCCAAGTGGTTGAGCTGGAAAGCTCCCTGGCAAAGCGGCTGGAAGCGGCCAAGCGCTTTGATACGAGTGCTGCGGCAATCAAGGCTGCCGAGGCTGCGCAGCCTGCGCCGGTCGCTGCTGAGGTAATTGAGGAC